ATTAGAGGCAGAATATCCTAGCCCTAGGCCAGTGCTAACAGATGTTTCAATAAAACCTTGGTAACCTGCACCATTTACTTTAATCACAATAAACGCACTTATTGGTGGGCTACTCCAAATTGTTGACGCTCCCTGTAAGTACTTTGTTGTCGCTGCAAAGTTAACACCAGGCAGATAGTTTTGAGAGTTTTCAACTAGTGAGGGTTGGCTTCCAGAAGTTGCTTGAGTAAACGACGACTGAGAACTGCCCTTGTCTTTCCACTTTGATACCTGACTGCCGGTTCCAAATTCAAAACTACTGCGGTCCGCAGCGTCTAGCCATATAATAGGATTAAGAACTTTGGGCGTCCAAAGTCTACGCTCAATGATAGCTGAATCTGTTAACGTAATCCCGCGTGGCACTAAGTGACGTCCTCGTTATAGGCTTCCAAGTTCAACGTATTGCCGCTAGCAGCAAATGCAACCCCACTATTATTTAACAATACAAATCCATCTGAAAATGGATAGAGACGCACCATTTCAAAGATGACTTTTTTAACACTGGTTGTGGTTGTTAATGGAAGAACATAGCTTTCTAGTCCAGTCGTAATATCTTCAGCAGTTCCGCTATATCGACCAACATATCGTATAGTCACACTGCCGCCTGTTGCTGGAGTAATAGATCCAAGATCCAGCGTCAACCGAGCGTATAGGTTTCTATTGCTAGAATTGTCATACGTCATTACTGATGAAGTAGATCCATTTGCTAATGAATTAAGAGCAGTCCCTGCAATGTTAGTGGCTGCTATACTTGTCGACCATTTTGCTGTAGCCATTTACTTTCGTGCCTCTGCAATTATTTGTGATGTTACAGAAATCTCATGATACTGCGCCCAACTTTGTTGCTGATTGATAAGAGCGTTTATCTCAATAACTGATTGAGGTGTAACAATACCATCAACAACTAGTTTGTTTATGTTGCTAGTAAAATCAATCAAAACCTGTGGGTCTGTAAAATCAATAGTTGTTATCAAATTAACTACTGATAACGCAGTTAAGGCAAGCAGTTTATCATCTAACTCTACTGCTGAAACTGCTTGCAATTCTATTTTCGCATAGTCGCTATTACGAATAAGAATAGTGCGGATATCAGTGGCTGTTACTAATGATGGTGACAACGGAAACGAACTATCTGAAGCATTTAGTAGGTTAACGATTAGCCAATCAGGCACGCTTGCTTTTGAACCATATTGCAGCTCGTAAGCAATTTCAATCTCATCAATTTTAGTTAAGAGAAGTGGATCTGTCATATGTTATCTATAAAGCAAATATGCCACTAGCATTGAAAGTTATTGTAATATTTCCACCGTTAGGTGTTACAGGCAATCCGCTAGCTACGACATCAATATACGCTACAAGGGACGAAGTTGCTGCTGTCCCAGTGTCTTTATAGATAATGAGAGCTTCTACACTAGATCCAGTTACAGAAGTAAATGTTACATCCGCTGCATCAAACACACCGTTTGTAACTGTCTTAGTTCCAAGTGTTTGTGGTGTTCCTATTGCTGCTGCCGAAGCAGATGAATAAAACTCATGTGCTGTGCTGTATGTATAAACACCAGTATCTATCAATGCAATTTTGATAGTGTCGTCTACCATATCAACCGCAGTGCCGGATGTGGTTCCAAGCGTTCCAGGGTTAAGAAACTTTTCTTTTGTTTTTGGATAAATTGCATTTGCCATATACTAAAATTCCATTCCAATTAGGTTGCCGTTTTCATCTGTAATTAGTTTTCTATCAACTGGTTCTTCACTTATCTTTATTGATACAGGATTCCCATTCTCATCATTTATAAGTTCAGCCCTTCTCTTTTTGGAAGATATTTTAGCTGCTGGCTGCATTGAACTATTAGCATTAAAATTCTTTGTTTGTTCCATGCTCATGCGGATTTGCTCGATTTGCTGCTCTTGCTGCAGTCTGCGCTCTTCTATCAACTTTTCCTGTTGAGACAATCGGAACTGTGTCTGTTGAGCTTCCAGCTCCTGAACCTTCAACAATCCTTGCAGTCTGTTGTTTTCTGCTGCTATCTCATTTTTCATGCTTTGACCTTCAGTCATTGCTTGAACCTTGAGCATATCAACCTGAACTGAGTTTGCTTTAATTTGAAGCTCTTGCTGTTTAAGCGCTAGCTCTTGTTCAGCTACATATTGATCAAGCTGTGCTTTTTGCATCTGAATGTTGCCAGTAAGTTGCTCGCGCTGCATCTTCATCTGCTGTTCTTGAGCAGATAGCATATTCTTTTCACGACTATCTTGAGATTGAATTTGCACTGCTTGGATGCGTGCTTGAGCTTCCATTTGCGCAATCTGCATACGAACTTGCATCTCTTGCATAGCAGGATCTGGAGGAGGTGGTTGTTTAGCCGCTTCTTCCTTAGCTTTGGAAATCTCTCCAATCTGATTGAGTGCTTTGGTAAAGATACCATCCAGCTCTTTGCCGCTCTTAAACCGTTTGATCACGTTCTGGAACAGCTCAATAGAGAACCCAAGCAAAGGAGGGTACTGCTCAATGAGTGACCGCATCTGGTTAAAGAACTCGCCAGCTGTAGACATGAGCTGCGCGCCCTCTTGCTGCTCTTGAGCCTGATCGATAGCAACCATGCTGTCAGATGCAATCTTGATACGATAATTAACTTTGTCGTCATCGCGTAAGAAGCCAAGGATCTGGTCCTTGTACATTGCGATCTGCATCTCAATAGGTGGTCCCATTGGCATAGGAGGTGGCATCATCTCCATACCTGGTTCACCTGGTGGCATACCCTCTTGCCCCATTGGCATAGGTGAAGCTTCTGGCATTGGTGGCAATACAGCCTCAATCATGCGGTCAGCATCGCCAACCTCAAAGATTGTCTCTGGCTCAAACTGTTCCGCAATAATCGTGCCAAGTTTGGCAATAGCATCAGATATGAACTTGCAGAACATGTTCTGACGAACGACGAGACCAAGCGATGACCACTGCGACTCTAAGCGATTAGCTGTAGCCGACTTATATTGCTCTGATGTTCCACGAAGGAGATCAGATACTTTGAGCGTTTCGTAGAGCTGTTGTAATGCAGTCTGTCGCGCTCCCTGAAGCTGCTGAAGTGCATTAACGTATGGGCCTATATCCATAAACTCAATGCCAGCTTGCAGGCCACCACGGCTCTTATAGGACGGCCAGTTCATAACCGGTACCATCTTTAGGTCGCCAATCATGAGCTGCTCTACCTGTAAGCCAAGTGAAGCGTCATAGAGAGCGTTAGTGCGGATGGTTTGAGTTACAGCATGGATACGAGTTGTAAGCCGCTCAATCTCAAGAATCTGGTCTTTAACATGCGCGTAGTCTGATACTGGCAAAACAGAATCAGGATCAGCACTCTGAGCGATTACAGAACAAGGGTAGAAGCCTTCAAAGTCGATAGGTGGCTCTGATTCGTGAATGATGAATTTCTCAGCTGATTTGTGACCCCAATAGACACGTTCTGTCTCTTCACACCAAATCTCGTGTACTTCTGCTTTGCCCTCGTACTTATCGGAATCTCTATTCCAATCTTTTGTCGCTTTGTCTGGGAATGAGTCAAAGTGCATCTTGTCTGCAACTTCAGCGCCAAACAGCTCTTCTGCTTGTGGGCGTGTAAGATAGGCACGACGAGAACGCCACTCTACCTCTGTCTCATTTCTACCATCGGAACAGTGGTAATCGTTGTATTGCACAACGTCTAGGCAAGCATCCTCGCTTTCTTTCTTCTCAATCTTAACCTTAGCAATAATGAGACCACCTGGGCCTTCTCTTTGAGACGCAATCTCTTGAGTAAATGGTTGCCCTTGGTCATCAAGCAATGAGCCGTCACCAGCAGGGAAGAGAGCAATTTCCATCTCTTCTTCTTCAATCTCTGCCTCATACCTAGCCCAAAGAACAGCGCGGCCAGTAAGAAGGAACTGCAAAGCTGCGTTATACCCAACGGTATCAAACGGGAACTCGCAATCCATTACATACTGAATGTTGCGCTCTAGGATAACAGCGGATAGTTCTTCAAGGGTGCCACCAGTGCGTTTACGAAGACTTACTTCTGCTTTGGGCGTCGAAGAATAATAAGCAGGTAAAAGAGTATTAACACAATACCACCAAACGTTAAGTCGTCGTTCAGTATCATTTAGAATTCCCACCTGCTTTTGTGCATTATAAACGCGGATAGACTCTTCAGCCATTTCAATGAACTTCTTGGATCTCTCTTCCGCACGAGTAATCTCTGTTTTCCAATAGGTAGAGGAGAATCGTTCAACTAACGGCTTAATCTTCATATTTGTGCTCTACCTCGTTGCGACCGCATCTGTGCGATGTACGCTTGTAACTTAATCACACCCTTGTTGAATACTTCGGCTGGCTGCTCCCACTTGCTATCAACTAACCGTTCTTTACAAAGGTACCTTAAGGCATCTGCCAAATGGTCATTTCCTTCTGTATCAACGTCTTCTGGTCTTCGTTTGTCAATCGCCAAACTTGGTATGCATTCTAATAGTGCAGGGCAGCTAGTCGTAATATACAACAGTGCAGGCTTACTCACCAACCGTTGTCTTATCTGCGACCACCCAGATAAACGGTCATTGTCGGCTGGCCTAAAGTTCGGGTGCTTGTACTTTGCAAACACTGTGTGGAACTGGTCAGCAATACTAGGGCCGCCCTGGTTGTTGAAGATGCTTGGATCGGCTGCGGCGTGAACGCTTTCACCAACGGAAGCTGCGGCGATTCGCTCGGCTTGTTGCATGTTGTCGATGCCTTTACCGTGCATCTCTCGGTAAATAACCATTGCTCCTTTAGGGTAAGGAACCTCATTGCCCTTGTCATCGCGTCCAGAACTAACAGCACCCCACACAGCGGC